ATTCCCATTTAATCTTACGCATACGGAGATAATCAAAGTGTGCTTTTTTAGAGGCAATCTTGTGCTTGGTGAGAATGCTAAGATATTTGTTGTGGAGTTTTGGAATCTTTAACAGTTCTTTACCAGGTTCTGTCTGGTCCATATCTGCATCTGACTCCCAATACTTCAATACTTGTTCTAAGTTTTCCATAATATAATAAAAAAGTTATTCTAAACCTGTATAATATCACATATACATTATGTTGTCAAGCCAATTCAAAATTAAAATAGTCAAACCTAAAGGTGGCATCAGCAGTAATAATCTCATCCGCAGAACTTTTGGTGTCAAACTGAATGTCTGATAAATCTGTTGGAAAGGTGTTGATAAAATGAACACGAATAATAGGATTATTTAATGCCGAAAGTACAGTCAAAGTGGCATCAGAAAAATTAGCCATACCTCTAGGACTGTTAGGATTTTGTAAGGAGGTAAGACGGTTTCTTTCTTCTGTACCTTCCGGTGACGCAATAGAACGGAACCAAGAGTGTATTTCTTGCCATGACTGTAACTTCTCATCCACAGCAAAACTTATGGTGAGTGGCGTATAAGACATCTTATTACCAGGCGAGTATACATCTATACCTGGAAAGTTCAATGGGGCCTCTCCTAGTGAAACCCCTGGTATATTTACCGATTGACAGAAGTATTGTACCGTAGGCATCCTATTAAAGACCAGCAAGAATTTTGTTGGCTGTAAATAGTTAGTATTTTGAGGTTGTCTTGTAAGTGCATTCATATGTTTATTTATGAACTAAAAAAAAGACCACCCGAAGGTGGTCTTTGAAATATCACTCTAAGGTGATTTATTTTCTTTTGGATTACATCAAGTTCTTGACGCCAAACAAACGATAGTAAACGTTTGTACGAGCATTCAAGCGTCCAAAACCAGCATCTTGACCTTGAGCAAATGGGTTTGCTACCATGCCGTAACGAGTTTTGAATCCAATCTTTGGTTGGAATGTGAACTGGTCAACTGCACGAACCATTTGTAGGGGAACGTATGGGCAATAGAAAATACCAGCATCGTAAGGTGAAGAACCTTTGTATCCGATGGTGACTAATTCTTGGTTGCTTGTGTATCCACCAAAGTATGGGTCAATGTAAACCTTGATACGACCATGTAACAAACCAGCAAATGTATTGCCTGTATCGTCAACTTGGAGGTCAGCTTGTAGAGCAGGAGTGTAAGAAAGAACACCAGCCATAGCCATTGCAGATGCTACGTCAGATGAAACAATCAATACGTTACCTTTACCCCTACGAGTTTGCTTGGCAATTACGTTAGCGTCACGCTCGATTTGGAAAATCAAACCTTTGAAACGCTCAACAGACCAACGACCGTTTGAATCGGTATCTAAGTCGAAATAACCAGCTTGAGTTACACCATACTGAGCACCAGCAACAGCACAGGTGTAGATTGTACGGATAACTTCACGGTTGATTTCAGCGAGGATCTCGGTAGACAGAATGTTTGACAATTCTGTTTCAGCATCAAGACCATGGATTGCTTTCAAGTCTTGTGCTAATTCGAGTGAGTACTCAGCTTTCAAGGCACGGGATTGAGCAGTTACAGTAACTTTCTCAATTGTGAATGCCATCTGCTGGAACGGTTGACCAACATCGGAACCTAAAACTTCAGCTTGTGCTGTAGGAATAGCGATACCAGAAGTTGTTGTACCAGAAGTAGGATTCTGAAACTGTGTAGATGTATCAGATGCCAAGTTACCTTGGAAACCGTATGGGTTGTTGGTAGATGTATTACCAGAGAATACTGTGTTAGCCTCGTTGTAGAAAGCTTCAGTATTCGATGTACCAGTTTGAGCATTGTAACGTGCACGCATTGCAAAAATCAAACCTGTAGGACCAGTCATTGGCTGAACACCAGCAACGTCATAAGCGATTAGATTTGGCAAAGCACGGCGTACTAATGAAATCAAGATTGGGTCAAAGTTTTGAACACCACCAGCGATATTGGTAGGACCATTATCGGCTAATTCGTTCAACTGCTGACGGTCTTGAGCCATAGCTTGATGTTGGTTTTCCAAAACAAGAGCTGTAACAGCTTTCTTGTATGGGTCTTTAATGGCTTCGAGTTCTGGATGCTCTAGAACTGGATTCCATTTCTTTTGTAGTTCTTCTGTCATATACATTTGTAGTTTTCCTTATGTTGTATATTTTTGGTATTATTTTACCAGGGTTTGTGAAATGGTTTTTGCATAAAGTTCCATGGAAGGATCAGCAAAAGAGGTTTTCTTAACTTCTTCTTCAATGGTAACTTCATCATCTAAAGCAGATGAATCAGCAACTTTAACTTCTGCCTTGAAATATGATTCTTTCAAAGTGGATAGTTTATCAGCAAATTCTTCTTCAGTAGTAAATTCCACACCTTCTGCAAGTGCTTTTAATTTTTCTACTTGTGTCTGCGACAGGCCTTCACACGCTGTGTAGATAGCCTCAATTTTTTTCTGTTCGTTTAATTCTTTGGACAATTCGATACCTTTGTTGATTTGCTCATTCAAAGCATCTTCTAATTCTTCTAACTTAGAAGTCATTTCTTCAACAATGTCAACCTTTTCGGCTGGAATATCGATGTAATGTTCGACAAATAAGTTACGCAAACCTTCAATGAATTCTTCCGTAATTTCGGCTTTTAATCCGGTTTCGATTGCGAGTTCGTTGTCGTTCATCCACTCCTCAACCATGTAGTTGAGGTAGTCATCAACCTTAGCGGCCATTTCTTCTTTAACTTCTTCTAAAGCAACTTCAAATTGCTCCATCAACTCAGCTTGAATTTCTTCAACGATAGGAGTGGCACGAGCAACAACAGCAGCTTCAAAAATTGTGGCAGCTTTGTCTTTGAATTCCTCAGAGAGTTCTTCACCTTGCATCAAGGCATCGATATCTTCGTGGTATGATTGAAATGTAGCACCTGGATTGGCTTGCATCATTTGTGGTGCCAATTTGCCGGCAATACGGTCACGAATAGCTTCGTAACTTGTAGGCTCTAAATGTTCTGCATCACCTAAGTCACTACGGCCCATGTGGTCTTGTGGACAAGAAATCTTGGTAGCACCAACACCGTCTTTCTGTGCGCCTACAGGTGGTGTTGCACCTGGAGGAGTTGCTGATGGAACACCTTTTGTATAATCTGGATTTGCATCCGTTTCTTTTCCTGTTACAACACCAATTGCACCAACATCTCTTTGGCCAGTGACCACGGATGTTGACAACTTTTGTGGTTTGTCTTGACCACTTGCTTTGGAAGAAATGTTTGAATCAAACGTTTCTTTGGCGCCTTCACCGACTAAAATTTGTTTAGCGGCTTCCGACAGATTAAATTTTGCCATTTTAAAAATCTCCTTGATTTATATTGGATATTTATATTTAAAGTTTTTTCATGAAGTTTTCAAAAATGTGCAGACTTACTTCTTCAATCTCCTGGCGTGAAGCCTGACGAATCTGTTGAATCGCCCGAGAATGATCCTGTTCTGTCCATACACCATTGACCAACATCCATTCTTTACCTTCCATGATACCTTGTACAAACGCACCAGGTGCAGAAGGATCTGCTACAATATCTGCCGCTGTGGCTAGATAGAAATCGGGCTGAACGACATTAACTCCATTAACGTTCTTTAATGAGCCCATACCTCTTGAAGATACACCTAATTGAGCACCACCTTCAATAAGACTTCTGGCGATATTACCCATAGGAGTATCTAAAATTTTTGCTCTACCAATCCATGTATTACCATCTTCTCTTAATGATGTAATCATGTGTGATACACGGTCCAGATTGATACTTGGTGATTCAGGATGACCTAGTTCACCAAATGCACGATGTTTATTAATGTATTCTTCTGTATATCGAGCAACCTCTTTTTTCATGGTATTGTATTCATACAAACGACCATTGCGGTTTTTCTTTTCCGCAACTAAAAAAGGACCCTCGATATGCAAAGATTTTTTGCCATCGGATTCTTCTACCAAATAACTAACTGTTTCTGTAATTTCTTTTATGAGTTTCATTTATAGTCCCATTGCACTTCTGCGTCTTAAAGATATTTTTCTTTTTCTTAACGACTGCCTTAACTTAGCACGCCTTTTAAACTTAGACCTTCTTGATGCCATTTTACGGTTTCTACGTTCAACAGGTGACATACGAACCAACTTACCACCTCTTGTTGTATAACCTTGTACTGCCGACAACTTTTTACGTCTTTGTATCTTCCCACCCCGAATACGGACACGAATCAACTTTGTTCGGCCCATCTTCATAATATTACCTTCTTCTAATTCATCTAAATCTACATCAAACATTTCTAAAGCCATGTCATCTTTAACATCAGTTAAAGCGTCATCTGCTAATTCATCGAGCCTTTCGTCTAATATTCTTTTGGCTTCAATTAAATTATTAGATAAAAGGGCATCAATTAATGCTCTCATTATGGTTTTAGGCTGTAATTGCCATAGTTAAATGCAGCAGGATCATTAAACTGACCACGCTGGTAATATTCATTTTCTTTTCTTAATTCCATAACAATGGTGTAACTTGAATTAGCTGTTTGTCCACGAGTCTGAATTCCAATATCTCCATTTGTGTTTGCAATCGATGAAACATTAGGATTTTTAATTGTAATCCAATTTCCATTACCATCATATTCACCATTACCTTGCATAAAGATAATTGGTGCACCAGAGTTTGCAAACGCATTTATTGAATTTGCCCAATATAATTGAACGTCACCACCATCAGTATCGGTATCGTACCAAATACGATTAATTGTTAAACCATAATAGGGTTTTGCAGTATTACTTACACTTAGTGCAGAACGCAATGGAACATTATTAGCATCTAAAGCGCCATATAAACTATTAGCAGCAATACGTGCTACGTTATTTTCTTGACCTGTGCCATCAAAATCGCCAGTTATTTTAATAACGGCATGTTGAGTGTCATCTTTTAAAACTTGATATGAAAATTTATTTGGCATTTTTTATCCTATTGAAATTCTAATGGTACTGTAGAGGACCATTTCATTGCTGTGTACGGTACGGTTACATATTTATCTAATTTATCCACATAATATAATGCCACCCGTTGACCGTCAGAAAACTGTCTAACAGATTTTCTTCTCATCATTAAAACGGCTGGAGGATCCATTTGGGTTTCTTTTTTCCCTTTGGCCTCAGACATTAATTGTTTAAGTGTTTTCAACTTCTGTTTCCTGTTGTTCTTGTTCAATTTCTTGTTGCGGAGCAATTAAACTATGTGCAATTTCTTGTTTCTTTGCCTCAATATGATCCGCCACCCTATCGTGAATTGCCGAATACAAAGCATTACGAAACTCTACGC